AGACACCACTGATCTACCCGACGGTGTTTGCCGCGGCATTCTTTGTGACGGCACTGGACAGGTTTCTTTTGTCAGAGTGACACTTGTTGGCAACGATGATGGTACATATGTCACCATTCCAGTTAATAATCACGACACTAAGCATTTTCATGTAAAGCGCGTTTGGGCAACCGGCACAACGGCAACAGCGGTTTTTGCTCTTTATTAAAATATGATTGAGGGAGACACGGATAAGCTTTTGCAGCGGTTTACAACGTGTTTTGCTGCTGCCAAGGCTCCTCACCAGTCACGAGTAGAACGCTACAAGCGGTGCGACGAAGCGTATAACGCGATTCTCAAACCGAGCGACTACACGTGGCAGAGTGACCTTCACCCGCCATACGTCGCACAGGTTGTTGAGCTTCTTGCTGCCAACCTTGTTGATGAGAATCCTCGAGCCAAGGTTGTACCTTCTCAGCCTTACTATGCTGATTCGGCAAAACTGCACGAGGCGCTCCTTAATCAGCAGCGCGAAATTGATCGGTACGCAGAAAAGCTGCCGATTTTTGTTTTGCAGGGACTAATCAGGGGCATTACCGTCGCAAAGGTCATTTGGCGCGAAGAGTGGATTAAGACAAAGGTCCGCTCGTTTCAGAAGACAGCATTTGACGCTCCATACGAGACAATCAAAGAAGTCACCACGCCGCTTGCGCAGCAGCCCGGATTTGTTGTTGTTGACGCTAAGAATTTTCTTTGGGACCCATCGGCCACAAACATTGACAACGCGACCGAAGTTTTTCACGTTACGTACCAGACGTTGTCCAGCCTGAAAGCTAGCGGCGTTTACGAGAATCTCGACCAGCTGCAGAGCGATGACGCGCCTCCGGGGTTTGACCAAGACAAGCGCAAGAATCGCGTTGAAGTCATTGAGTGGTGGCGCAAAGAGAACAATGAGATTTACCTCACTGTCGTTGCCAACCAGCGCGTCATTATCCGCGACGAGTGTAGTCCGTTCTGGCACGGACACTTTCCGTTCGCCATTGCAACACCGATCCCCGAAATGTTCGCCGTTGAAGGCAAAAGCATTGTCGAGATGATTGCCGACATTCAGGCCGCACTGTGGGAAATGCAAAACCATCGCATTGACAACACTCGCTTTATGTCGAACGCCGCAATGTTTGTCGACCCGGCGGTCGAGCAGCAGGATTTTCGCGTCTTCCCGGGCGCAATGCTGCACGCGCGGCCCGATCAGGTACAGGCGTGGCAGCCAAACACGAGCATTCTTGGTCCCAGCGTACAGGCCGAAGAGCTACTCAAGGGTGATCTGCAGAATCTATCTGGAGCTGTCGGATATCTTTCAGGCGCAAGCGACGCGCAGATTGACCAGAACACTGCTACTGGCATTAGCATCATCCAGAGCATGGCAAGTAAGCGCATTATGCGCATGAAGCAGCAGTTCCTTTACGCCTTGAAGCGCGTTGGTGAACAGCAGATAGCGTTGAATCAGCAGCTGCTTCCCAAGACGGTAGCGATTCGCATTGATCGTGGCGCGGCCGGCCTCGAATGGAAAGCCGCCAGCCCCGCAGAATTGCAGGGCGAGTACGAGTATCGCGTCGAAGACGCCTCCGAGTCGCTGGTTCGTCAGGAGAAGCGAGCCGAAGCGCTTGCCAAGGCTAATTTCTTGTCTGCAAACTTTCAGCTTGCACAGATGGCTGGCGTTACCATCGACATGAAAAAGATTATCGAGGATGTTACCGAGGCATTTGACGAAGATCCCGGCAAATATTTTGCCGAACAGCAGCTTCCTAATCCGGCACTGGTCTCCGGTGAAGGAGGGATGGCGGGGGCGACAACCCCTCCCATCGGGGCGGACGTTATGAACCCGCCCACTGATGGAGGGGCCGTCCCCGCCGTCTAACAAGCCATTATGGCACCACTTCTTGAAGCCCTGATAGGAACGCCAATGTGGATTGCTCTTGAAGAAGAGCTTGAAACTGCGCGGTCTTCGCGTATCCGCCGACTTGTTTCTGGACAGTGCTCGTATGAAGAGTATCTATCGTTAGCCGGTGAAATTCGTGGTATTGACGTTACACTCAATCTGAACAAAGGAGATAAACGGTGAGTGAGAACGAGCAGCCCGACGGCGAAGAGGCCGTTGAGGAGTACGTAAGCGGTGAGGACATGATCCTTCAGGCGTTTGCCGCTGCCCGTGAAGATGACGATGCGGAAGACAATCAGGTTGAAGAGGTTGTTGACGAGGCCGTTGTCGAAAGCGCTCAGGAGCCGGAGCTCATTCTTGGAAAGTTTAAGAGTCCTGACGATCTTGCTGCCGCTTACAAGGAACTCGAAAAGAAATTTCACGAGCGCGAGCAGGAGAGTGACGACGAGGAAGAGTGGGTTGAGGATGAGCCCGCTCCGCTTCTGACGTTTAACCGGGGAGAGCCGGAAACGGAGGATGACCTTATCGAGTGGGCTTCTGATGATCCGACTCGTGCCGCTCTCTGGGCTGTTGAAAATCGTGAGCGGATTACTGACGAAACGTTTAACGAGGTTTATCGTCAGTGGTGGCAGGAGCGTCCGTGGGAGGCTTCCGCGTTTCAGCGTGAGCAGGACCTGTTGATGATGCAGGAGTACATGACGCAGCAGATTACGCCGTTTCAGCAGCAGCGCGAAGAGCAGATGCTCGAGAAGGCCAATCAGGCACTACTGCAGCGCATTCCCGACATTGAGCAGTACGCGGAAAAGGTGCAGGAATTTATTCAGAACAACGATGTTTCTGGTCTTATCCCGCCCGAGGCAATGCAGAATCCCGAGCTTCTCGCCAACGGGATTGACATGATCATGGGCATTATCAAGTGGCGCGAGCACAATGATGCGCTTCGTTCCAATCCTCAGGTTGGAGACGATAATTCGGCTATTTTACAGCCGCCCGTTGTTAGCACTGGCAATACAGCCGTAGAAAGCGATACAATGGATTACGAGGATAAAGTTCGCAATTTTATTCTCAATGGCTAGGGCCACCTGACCAGAGTGACAACCCGGCACCAGACCAGAGAAATCCAAATCAAAAACACTAGAGAGAAAGCGAGAATCACATGCCTACGATTCTTACTGATCCGGTGAGCGATGTGGACATTCTGCAGGAGCGCCGGGTCGTTGACATGGACCCTGTGATCAAGCAGCTTGAGCCCGACGACGCTCCGTTCACCGTCATGCTTAGCCGCGTTGCTTCGCGTCCCGCCAAGAGCCAGAAGGTTGAGTGGCTGTCCGACGAGCTTATGCCTCGCCTGACGACTCTTGACAATGGCGGCAATGTTCTGAGTGGCGACACGACGTTTGACGTTGCTACCGGCACGGGTGCGTACTTCCGCCCGGCGGACATTCTTCGTATGTCCAACGGCGAGAACGTCAAGGTTGTGTCCGTTTCGACTGACACCGTGACGGTTGTCCGCAGCATTGGTGACGTGGCCGCTTCGACGATCACTGACGCCACTGACATTATCAAGATTGGCAACGCTAGCGCCGAGGGCGCCACGCTTGGCCAGATCAAGATGACGCAGCAGGTTGCTGATTACAACTACTGCCAGATCCAGCGTGATCCGCTTGGTTTCACCAACACGCTGATCAACTCGGATCTGTACGGTGGTTCGGAGCCGGCCTACGAGGCCAAGAAGAAGCTCATGGAGCATCGCCGCCAGATCGAGAACACGCTGTTCTTCGGACAGCGCGACCTCGACACGACCAACGTGATCGGCTATTGCGGTGGCCTTGTTGACTTCATCTCGACGAACATCACCACCCTGACGAACCCGTACACGCTGACGGAGAGCATCTTTGAGACGTTCCTCCGCTCGGGCTTCCGCTACGGCTCGCGCAACAAGGTGCTGTTCGCGTCGCCGCTGATCGTGTCGGCGCTTTCGTCCTTCCCGCTTGGGAAGCTCGCCCCCGACTCTACGGGTCCGAGCGTCAAGGACTACGGCGTCTCGCTGCAGCGGTACATGTCGTCCGCTGGCGACACCGTCCAGATCGTCACCAAGCGCGACTGGCAGGACTACTCTCAGGCCGCTGGCGGTCAGGGGACGTGGGCCTTCCTCGTCGACATGGATGACGTGTCCATGCGTCCGCTCCGCAAGACGGCTCTCCTCCCCAACCGGCAGGCGCCGGACGAGGATTCCGTCAAGCAGGAGTACCTGACGGAGTACAGCCTTCAGGTCGGGATCGAGAAGAACCATTCGATCCTGAAGAGCGTGACGAACTACTAGAAACAGTAGTCGAATCCCGAGCGCAAACTGGGAAACCGTGTGTGGTGAGAGCGCTCCTCGCCACACACACAACTAGAGGAGCAATACCTTGCGTTTTGTCAGCCGATCAGCCAACTACCGCGTAGTTGTCCGACCCGACGACGAGTACGAATATTACGAAGAGGTAAAGGGAAACCTTATGCCCAAGAAGGTTGCCCGCCCGGCCCTGACCGCGGAATTCCGGCACGGCATGGTCCCCCCCGACGAGTCGTACGCCGCAATGATGCACTGGTCCGGCATGCCTTCTAATCGCACGGACCCCGAGCGCATTGACGCTTCTGGCCGCAGCATCCCCGGCATTTACGGAGCGCTTCCCTATCAGCGCCCGGTAACGCTACGCAACAGCGATAACCGCATTATCGGCGTTACCAACCCGAGCCGTCCCGACAATCGCTTTAGCTTGTTTGACACGGCTTGGATTACAGATCCGGATGACCGGCAGTACATGGAGGATGCGCTTCTTTCCTCAGACGATTACGGCCTTTGGTTCATCAAGGTCGAGAAGGAACCGATCCCGGTGCCGTGGCCAAACTACGACAAGGTTCGTCGCCGCGGAAACAAGACCATTCCCGATATCATTGTCGAGCGCGTTGCCGAGGACGGTTACGACCTCGAGCATGTCATTGCTTACGAAATGTCCAAGCTAAACCGCGAGGACGTTCTTGAGGCGCTGTATGCGCTACGCGACAAGATGATCGAGAAGGAGAAGACAGAGGCGGCTCTGCAGGTCGAGGTCGCCTAATGTCTGAACCTTGGCGCAGGCCAATTCGTGCGCAAGCGGAAGAGACCGTCGGGTTTTATTCCGGAGAACCCAAGCGATCCTTGCTGTGGTACATCAACGGTCCCAATTCTGAGGATGACGAAAAGCGTTTGCGTGACGGATTGGCCTGCGTTGAGTGTCTAACCACATTCCCGGCGAAGCCCGAACTCGCTAATATACGAGTGTGGAAAAAGTACGCGCACGAATGGAATCATTTGCGTCCAGAAAAGGACACAATGGTTTTGATTGCAAAGGGCTTGTGTCCTACGTGCGCCTCAGAGGTGTCTCCTGAAATGTTTGCGTTTGCACACAGAGGCGTAGACCCGCATAAGCCGAAAAGCTGGGACGAGTTGTAATGGCTACATTTGTGCAGCTTAAGACTCGCGCCAAGCAAATGGCCGTTACGTCTGACGATACCGAGGCCGGCCTCATCGTCAATGACGTGTACAGGGACGTCGTTGTCCAGTCGCAGACGCTATGCAACACGACCACCATCAGCCTGACTGGCGGGGCAAACAGCACCACGCTGAACATCAGCGACCTCGGAATGATCCAGTACATCACTTATCGCGCCCTTGGTCAGACGCAGTCGTACATTATCGAGCCGTCCTCAATTGAGGAAGTTATTCAACTTGCCGCTGTAAACCCCAGTGGCGTTGTTCGCAAGTACGCCCTGCAGGGACTTTTCGACTTGTACCTGTGGCCAACGCCGCAAACCACTGGCGACGAGCTCACAATTTATTACGCCGCCACTCCAGACACTCTTGTTGATTCCGCGCCGGGCGCGGGAGAGGAAACAACCCCGTCTGCAATCCCCGCACAGTGGCACCACCTGCTTAGCATTGGCGCCGCCGCAAGGCTTGCTGATGCTGTGGGCGAAGACCTCGAGCTTGGCATTGCGCTACAGGCAAAATACGATCAGATCTTTACGCGATTTACTGGCTGGCTGAACATGCGTCACGGTAGAGGGACCCAGCGAATGAGCAGCGGTTATGTCCGCAACGTCGGCCTTCCTCCTCACGACCGAAGCACGTACTTCAGCGGGCAGTATGAGTCTTAAAACGCTTATCAAAAACTTTCCGCGTTTCTATAGCGGAATGGTCAGCGACGTTCCTCATACGGAAATTCCCGACGACGCTGTTTTTTATGCGGAAAACGTTGTCTTTACAAGAGATGGCAACATTAGCAACCGCGGCCCAATTTACGATAGCTTTACTTCCGGCACGCCCAACCGCCCAGCTAACGGTGGTGCCTACGAGTCTATTGGCTATGCCAACACGCCCGAACAGAACGCTACATCCGCAACGTATATTTCTCCCACCGAGTGGCCAACCGGAGTTGTGGTTCTACCGTGGACTGGCGATTCTAAAAATGGTGGAACCAGCACGCGCATCTTGTTTGAAACTTTTAATGCGACTCCGCGTTCTGGTTTGTATACCACTATTTCCACGTGGGACTCAGAGTATTCGGATTTTGAAGACAACGCCGTATCTACAACTATCCCAATTGGGATTGTCCCCGGCGAAAGCGTGGGGAAATCGTTTGATTATTTTGGGAATGCCGGATTTCCCGTAGGGACCCAACCGTTTCCCGTACAGGAAAATTACGATTTTTCCGAGTATGAGCAGGTTGGCCAGACGGGAGTTGTTGTTTACTCCGGATACCCCAATGGTGGCGACAATACTGTTGCTCCCGAATACGGGTACTACCTTGTAAGTGGAACGGCGGTAATTACTGCTGGATCTTCGGCGCTTACACTAACAACCCCAAGCTGGGGACCGACGCTTGCTGATAGTTCGTACCTTGTTGGCAAATGGATATACATCACTGACGGCACAAACGAGTACCTTGGTCGCGTTGTCCGCAGTAAAGACTCTACAAATTATGAGATTTCTCCAACGCCGACAAAGAGCATTACTGATGATGGTGCTTCCCCCAACCATATGACGCGAGTGTCAAATTATGTTTGTCCGTGGGGATGGGGAATTGAAACTGGTGGCGGCGCTATTCCTACATATGCCGCGTCTGGTTGTGTGCATCAGCAGCGCATTGTTCTTGCTTGTACTGAGCCGCACAAATACTCGAGCGTTGAGGCGTATACAAACAGAACAAACATTGGTAACGCTTTTTACTACGGAATGCTTACGCAGGTTGATAGTTCACAATTTCCCGTAAAGAATCGCGTCAATACAATTTGTTGGAGCGCATTGCGTGATGACACGGCAACGGCGGCTGTTTCAACAGTTGACGGAGAGATCCCTCTGCTTCGCGGCGGATGGCCGAAATCCCAGTACATCACGCTTGACACGCTTGGCATTAGCGCCATTGTTTCTATTGATGCCAATAACCTCCTTGTGCTTTGCATTGACAAGGTGTTTCTTATTAGTGGCGAGCTTGGAACGATCCTTCCCAATAACAACATCAGCCAGAGTAGTTTTAACGTGCGTCTGCTTACCAGCAGCTACACGTGCTGGTCTGACGCAACCGTTCAGGTTACGCCTTACGGCGTTTTCTTTGCTGACAATAAGGGAATTTATCTGACGGATGGAGCTAAGTTTGTTTCTGTTCTGCAGAATCGAAGCCGCGATTTCTGGCAAAAGTTTTGTCAAAAAGCAACGTTTGCCGGAGAAACAGCAGAAGTAGACATTAATGGCGTTACGGAACCAGTCAGCATTGTAGCTCCCACCGGTAGTGCGTTTATCAACGGGTCGTACTTTATTTGGTTTGGCGCGGTTCAGGGTGGCGAAGGAACAACCACAATTGTCACGCCAACAAAATATGGTTTTCAAGTACAGGCAGACGCTAATTTCGCGTTTTCAATTGTTACGACAGAGCTGACATACAACGAACGATACCCATCGTTTGGATACTCAATTGAAATTCCCGACACTGGGAAAATACTGACGCATAGCATCACGTCAAATCGCGGCCTAGACAACGTTCGGATGGACGTTCCCAATCTTGACAAGCTGCGTAACCCAACCATTGATCCGTTTGATTGCACAACCGGAGTAACCGGAGGTTTGGGGATCTACTCCGAGATTATTACGAAGGCTATTTCGTTTAGTAACGGGGTCAATGCTCGATTGCGCAAATCTCTTGTGAGCTACATCGCAAAAGCCGGTACGTATTCGACAAATAGTGGCGGGGTCGAAATTACAACCTCAACCAATTACATTGACCGTTGGTCGTGGAACGTATCTGGGTACAACATGGACCAGACAATTGCTCCGACAACGTACGTCGCGCCGATTATTGAGGATTCTCAGGTGCGTATTGATTACGTTCCAAACAATCTTCCCGACAATGCCGCAACAAGCACCAACCCCAACATTTCGTCGTCGTTCTACATGAAGTTTGTTTCGCGCGGAAACAATTTCACCATTCGTGACTTCACGTTACTCTATAACGAAATGCGAATTGGAAAGCTGAACCGCTAATGCCTGCTTTTCCTGATTTTCCCGAAGACTCGACCGCGCTTGGTTCTCAACCAGACGCGGCCCAGATTGAATACATGCGCGTTGCTCTTGCTGGCGCAGGACCGATTCCGACTGCGGTTCTTTACAACAACGGCAAGGCCCTCAACGCCGCAATTGTCGCCGCAACTGGTTCTGCTGGCACGACTGGTGGCGGCGGCGGTGGTTGGAATGAGCCCCTAATGCTGATGGGTGGATGATGGCTAACGAGTATCGCAATATTGCACAGATTTCTCCGGGCGCCAGCGCCGGGACGGACCTGTATACGTGCCCCGCTTCTACTAACGCAATCGTTTCAACGCTTGTTGTCTGCAATCAGAACACTACGAATCAAACGATTCGTGTTTCTGTTCGTTCTGGAACGGCAGCTTCGGGTGCTGGTACGGCAAGCCTTGGAACGGCCGGTTCGCCCAGCACTAGCGCGTATGTGCTGTATGACCAGATTGTTTACGCAAAGAGCTCGCTTACGTTGACGCTTGGCGTTACGCTTACTGCAGAGGAAGTCGTTACCGTTTATGCGAGTGCTACCGGTGTTTCGTTCCTGCTGTTCGGTTCTCTTGTGACGTAGGCCGCCATGACCGTTACGGTTGTCAGCGGACAGTCTCAGATAGATACGTTCCCCGTCGGAACGATTATTGCTTGGCACAATGCTACTGCTCCAGCGGGGTGGCTTGTATGTGACGGCTCATTGCAGCCTATTCAGTCGTATCCCGCACTGTACGAGACCATTACAAACAATGGCACAACGTTCCCGTACGGAGCCGACTCTGGCGGAAGTTTTCGTCTGCCTAACTTGACACAGAGTTGTTTTCCGATTGTGCCAACCACAACGCCAACGCTTCCAGCTGGGGCAAACTCCAACGTTGGTGCCACAACCTCGCTAGCAAACCATAGTCACGCGTATTCGCTAAACCACAGTATTGGTGCCTCGGGGACAGCTAACAGGCACGTTGATCACAATTTGGTGAACGCCCTTTGGAATGTTGTTAATACCAATAATCACAATATGCAGACAAACATTGGCGCGGTTGGTGGCAATGTAAACGCAGGCGCGAACGGCAATCTTAATACCGCGTTCCGCGGCCACCTTCACGCCACAAACCAAGGAAACCAAACAACCAACTCGGAACACACTCACCAACACAGCATTAGTGGCAGCATAAACAACTCTCTTGCTGGTGGTTCTTTGCACGCACACAATTTCAACGTCAGCTCTCCGACTAATTACACGTTTACAAACAATCCGCTAGTTGCGGCAATTCAGTGTGTGTTTATTGTTCTTGCTAGCGACACAGAGGTTGTGCAGTCAGTATGACGTTTGTTGCTGCGCATGCTGGTTTGCCAATGGGTGCCCTTCCGGTGGGGGCAATGATTCCTTGGGCTGGCTTAGAAGCGGAAGTCCCCGTTGGTTGGATTGTGTGCGATGGGGGGTTTGTTTCGCGGTCAACGTATGCAGCGTTGTTTTCGGCCATTGGAACAACGTATGGCAACGGAGATGGAACTGGCACAACGTTTAGTCTGCCTCAACAGTACGCTGCTGGCCCTCTTGGTGGCGGAAAATATTTGCTCGGATCTAACACGGCTGGGAATACCGCCAATGCCAATGTTCACTCACATGCTTCGCAAACGCTAAACACCAATTTTGGTGTTATTTCGGGCGGCACCGAAACTCACTTTCACGGTTCTTCTATTGGGATATCCGCCGTTAACATCAATCACACGCACAATCAGAACATTGGTTTTGCCACGGGCAACTCGAACAGCAACGCCGCCAAGGCAGCGGGTAACACTGTCGGGCTGCAGGGTTCGGCTCACGCCCATAACGTTGGCGGCGGGTGGAACGCAACGTCGTGGAATCACACGCACAATATTAATGCCGCAAACAATTCGAGCTCTAGTGGAGACGCGGCTCATACGCACGGCGACAACACAAACATCAATAACAATTTGCGGTCACAGGGCTCAACCGGAGCTAGCGGTTACGGTAACCACGAACAAAACAATTTTGAAGTCGTATTTATCATTAAGGTAAAATGAGTCGCGTCAGTGAACATATTCCCCCGGGGACGATGGCGCTTTGGGCTGGCGGCGCTGGACAATATTCCGCATCCGATATCCCAGCTCCGGGATGGTTGTATTGTGACGGCAGGGTGTTAAACGCAAGTGACTATCCAGCGTTGTACGCAAATATCTCAACGCGATACAACATTGGTGGAGAATCTGCTGGAACGTTTCGCATTCCGGGGCAAGGCGGCTATATGACAAAAGGCGGTGGTGGTGCTGCGAGCCGCAACACGGGAGGGGCGGTTCCGTCTTTGCATTCGCATACCGCTGGCGTGGTAACAAACACAAACTTTAATACGTTGCCAAACGCCAACAACACGCACAGCCACGCGATTAACTCGAACACCACAAGTGACGGTGGCAATCATTCGCATGGCAACAATGCTGGTTGCAGCAACAATACTGCTGGGAACGTCAATCGAGCGGCCGGCAACGCAAACGCGCACCTGCAGGGGCACAGCCATAATGTTGGAACAAACTCTAGCGCCGCTGGGACGCATAACCATAATGGTAGTTACAACAAGGCCTTCTCCACTTTCGACGATATTACTCACGGTCATTCTTCGCCAAACGTTTCGTCCAGTGGAAACGCTAACTTCCCCAATGCGGCAGCTACTCAGCCAACATTTGCCATATGGCACATAATTAAGACTTGAGGAGACAATGACACGCAATCAGCAAATCCTATTGATCATGTCGTGGGCCAGATCGTTTCACGGTTTGCATCTAGACGATTGCGTCATGCTTGCCGCTCGCGTTCTCGACGAGGATTTTGACGGTTCGATTGCGGATGCTGATCCCGCAGACGTGATGCGCAACATGGACAAGCAATATTTCAAGTCGCAAATGTCTGGAGAGGTAAGCGTTCCCGAGAGTGGGCACGTTCCGACGTGGGAAGAGTATGGCTTTGTGCGGCTTCCGCTGCGAGCCCAGCCCGGCGTTCTTATTCTGAGCGACGACACGATTGTGGATGCTGCGACGCTTAGCGAGGAGCCGTTGACGCTAAGGAGCGGTGGCACCATTCCGGTACTGCCAGAAGCTGAACGCAGCGTCGTGTTGCCGATTGTGTTTGCTGACCCTGTCGGCATTGACCAAGACGGCATTGACGAGCTTGTCGACAATCCCCCCGAGGTGTTCGAGCCGCAAACGCATATTGAGCAGGTAGCGGTTGACTCGTACAATCAGATTGTTGTTGACAATCTCGCCAACCCACGGCCGCCGCACGATCATTCCCACTAATGGAAATCCAGTTTCTCGCCAGTGGCGAAGAATACCGTGAGGCGTTTGACGCTCCCGTTCCAGCGGCAAACGTAATTCCAGAGTGGTACAAGCGTCAGGGCGGTTATATCGACAACGAGAAGCGCATTTCCGAGCTGGGAATGTACTCGTCAACGATTAAGCACTGCATGCCTGCGCTCGACGCTATGACCGCTGGGTATATTTTGACGTGCCCGTGCGACATTCACGTCACCAGTAATACGCTTGAAGAGGGTGTTTCAACGGCGTGGCCCGTTGATCGTAAGATTGTCGATTCGCATTCGCCACAGCAGGTTTCAGAATTTAACATTGATGTAGATGTGTGGAATCCGGCCGTGCTCAAGCTGATTAACGAGTGGACAATCGTGACACCGCCCGGATACTCGACTTTGTTTACCGCGCCATTTTGGAGAGAGGAAAAGCGTTTTATGGCGTTTACTGGAATTGTGGATACGGATAAATACCCACAACCGGTGAACTTCCCGTTCCTTGTTCGTAATGGTTTTTTGGGAACGATTGAAAACGGGACGCCATTTGTGCAGCTAATCCCATTTAAGCGAGACGAATGGGAATCTGTCATTGGAGTCAACACACAAGCCAATGCTGGTAAATGGCTACGTGTCACCCGTGATACGATCCACAGGTACAAGAAGAATTTTCGCGTCATTAAGAAATGGTCTTAGGAGGACCAATGATTACTGCCCACATTGTTAATATTCCCGCAATTGACCTTGTCCATCACACCATTATCTTTGGTGCTGGTGTGGTGGTTGGGTGGTGTGTGCGCGTCGCTGTTCGTAGTCGTGCTCGCTGAGTAGTACCTGTTGCTGGTACAATCAAATTGTGAATTTGTACTCGGCGCAACGCACAAACTTTCAGCCGACAATGCCGCGGATTGCGACGCAGCCCGGAGCTCAGCGGCGTCCGGAAATTCCGAGTATGAACCGGGGGAAAAAGAATCCGGTTAATGACATTCTGCTTACGCTTATGCGGAGGTACGTAGCCAATGGCCGTTAAGCCTCTTCAGAGCGTTACTCGTTCGAGGCGAACGCCCAAAGAGGGCGACGCTCGCGTGAAGCCCAACGGCATGCGGCAGGTGTACCGCAATGGGAAGTGGCGCAACGTTGGTGTTGTCCGCCCGGGCAAACTACCCGTTTCGACACCGCGCACCACGTTGAGTACCGGTGGCGGGTCGAGCGCTGGAGGCGCATCCGGTTCGGGGTCCACGGTCACGCCTCCAAGCACTCGCCCCATTACGATGGAAGACATTCTTAAGGACCCGACGATGCAGGCCAGCGTTGACGCTGGACTTGCGCCAGAGGTAACAAATCTTTTCCGCCGCATGGGACTTGCCATTACCCCCACAGGGTCTCAGGATTGGGCAACCATTGCACAGTTGTTTAACCCGGAGGCTTATGGTGGCCTTGGCGCTAATCGCGCACTCAGTGTCGGCGGCAGAACTATCACTGGGTGGGGAGACGTTTCCGGTATTGAAACCGGAGTCCCGTCCACAAAC